TCAGATTGAGCGTATTGCTTGAGCTGATTCTTGTACTCATAATCCTGCATTGCAGTCTTATAGTTCCAATCAGACATAGCAAGGCGATCTTGCCATTGACGTGAGGTTTCTTCATTCCTTACGCTATTACGCCAATCCTTTACGTTCCACTTATTCTGTTTTCTTCTTAGTTTGTCTTCATATCTCCAATCTTGAAGCGCTTGCTTATTAGCAAGTTCAATCTGCTTAGCAGCATCAGATGCTTCAGAAGCCGCACCTGCAATACCAAGACCACCAGAAACCAGTGAACCAACTAATGGTGCTACCCATGCTGCCATTACTAACTCCTCCTATAATATCGTGGTGAATAATTACCTTCCCATGTCATAGAGGTGAGAGCTACAGGGAATGGTGAGTCACTAAATAATTTCAATGTAAAATTCTCGTTACGTTGATGGATTGGTAATGTGTAGATATTTAATTCTGACAAAGGTACATCACTACCTAAGTAGTAATTAGCTTCTTGTACCGATTGAATATCATACCATTCTGAATTACCTGCTGCCTGTAATTTAAAGCCTAAATTACTAGACAAAGCAACTGATACCTTTACTCTAGATACAGCAAGATAAGCAGTGTAATCAGCACCTTGGTCACCGTTTTGATAATAGAACCTTGGGAGTTCAATATCAAAGTCATACTTGTAACCTAAGTAGATAGTATTTGGAACTGTTGAATAGTCATCACCTTGGAACTCAAAGTAATCACCCCCACCATCTGTACCTCTTGTAGGTGTAACAGTAAAACCAGACTCTCCTGTGTTGTTAGGATCAGCAATAACTACAGCAGGAGAAAGAGACGGTACATCATTGTATCTCAGGTAACACTTATTGGTCCTTGTACTGCTGTTGTAGGAGGCGCTAACAGGCGTTGAATAGGCATCTAGGCATAGTTGTACCACTTGCCCATCATCAGCCCGTAGAATGGCTTCCTCAGGGGTCTGAGTGAGGTTTGTAGACAGCAATATATACTGCCCTTCAGTTGGTTGATAAGTGACAATATAAGCATCGTCATTATCACAAACAAAGAAGTTGACATTACCATGCATCTTCCAGTTATACCACGCTTGCATTACAATCTCATCACCTACCGTATAGGTTTTAAAGAAGTAGACATACGGAGCAGCAGCACCATACAATGCAAAGAATGAGTTCTGTGAAGAAATGGTTAGATCATCAACAGTGTCTGGAATCCATTCAGATACAATCCTACCAATGTCTTGTACATCAGGGTTCTCTTGTTGACCCCTTGTTGCCATAGCATAGATCCTTGTGTAGCCTGTTGACTTACTAGCAAAGATCATGTTGGTTCCAACGTCAACTGGATTTACCGTGACATCATTTTCGTAGTTAGCAATTGTTCTAATTACGGATGACTTTGGTGTTAAGATGCCATCATCAGAATACAACAGGAATTGCTGAGACCTACTAAATAGAACTAGACCCTGAGCAGATGGTAGTGCAGTGTGCAATACAGCTGGACGCAATGCAGAACAACTGATGTCAATAGGATCACTATCTACAAGAGTTAGTGCTGATGCGCTATAGAAGTTATAGAACTCACCACTTTGACTTAAGATGACATTATCCTTACTAAGGAAACCTAGTCGGTTGTTCTGGAAGAATGCATTCTCAATTTTTTCACCAACAAAGCTTGGGTGCTTGTTAGTTGTATCATCACCCACCAACCTATCTTCATAGGTAGCAGGTCCAAAGGTAAAGGTATTCAGAGCTGTGTTTACCAACTGATGTGGCATGGTAGAAGCATTAAGACCGGGTGATACATTAGGTGCAATTGTCTCTTCCCAGATACCTTTACCAGACACACCATTCTCAGCAATAAATTCAAGATAATAAGCATCCTCTTTATTGACTGTGTTGTTTACTTTGACAACTCTTCCATGAATTGATTGGGCTGGTAGATCACCAAAGCTATTTACTTCAAGTTGAAATGCCTTTAGCTCTTCAGAACTAATACCACCTCTTACTGAAATAGTAAACGGAGAAGTAGCACCTGAGATTTCAATAGAATCCCTTAGCTTTGTAACTGTAGAACCAGCAGGCTTAGCAGCATCAATAATAGGATATAGATCGTCAATGATTTCAGTGACACTCAAAACAGCATTAGTGGTAGTGTAGTCCCATGCTGTGTTCTCACCGTTACGTGTGGTGACAGTAGTTAGTGGTGTACCGTTAATTGTGACTACATACTCTGCACCATATTCGGCACTAAATAGACGAATAGTAGCATCCTTACCAGCAACAAAAGGAGGTGCAGCTTGAGTGGTAACTGTTACAGTGTTATTTACTACAATGGTAGTATCCTGTACAGTCAACATATGTAAGGCATCTTTTGGTGTAGATGTCCCATATGTCAAATAACTTGTACCAGTGTTGGTTACAGTGACTGGAACAGTAGGGTCATCTACATTCCAAATCTTAACAGTGGTTCCATAGATAACTCCGATATACTTTTCAATATTATCTCGGTTAATGTAGAACCATTTACCATCAGCAAATTGATTAGCAGTAGACGATAGGTTACCTAGCCACTTAGTTCCTGGCCTTTTTGATAGACCAAAGGTAGGGTCAGGGTAAGCATTGATAGCTTCCCTTACTTGACCAGGAACCTTTTTATCATCAGGTTGTTTTGATACTCCACCAAGGAAGTTCGAGATCTTCTGGGTTATTGCGGCCATTAGCGATAAAGTGCACGGTATGGTTCATAACTAGTGTAGTAGTTCGATCCTCGTGGGTGGCCGAAGAAAGTATAGTCACCTTGAGTACATTCGTATTCCAAGGCGATAGCTCGCATGTATGCTTCTCGTTGTTGTAGCATTTGGTATTGGTTAGTATCACCTACAATTCGAGTTGAGACAATACTAGCAGATCTAGCTACAATATAATCTTTGATAGGAGTAGGAAGATCTACCCAATCAAAGTACCAAATAATATCACAATACACCTTTTCGGTAAACTCATAGCTGTGTGCAATCTTATCATACAGCTTACCGTTTCTACGTACTACATCCTTATCCCCATAGTCTGGGGTTAAATCCATAGCCAATACATTGTTTGGAATTAGGATTTCATCATTGTTATCTGGTGTGATGGGGTATTCATATTCTGTGTTGAAAGTCCATCCTTCAGCCTGTACTTCACGAGATACTTGTATCAAAGTATCATAAGCAATCGCAACGTCCGGGTTGGTTTGTTCAAGAGTTGTAACAGGCGCCTGACCAACTGACGCCAGAATTTCATTAACAGCTTGTAGCTCAGTCTGAGCGTTAGTGGTAGGAAACGGCATAACAATAATGTTATATGATAGTATATAAAAAAGGGAGCCGAAGCTCCCCGTTAACTCAAGCTCCGGTGCGAGTAGCAGCCAGAGTAGGAAGGTCGCACTCTACACCAGAGTATGCGAACCGAAGGCCAGAAGTCACAGAGACAACATTGGAAACAGCACTACCTGTTTTAGAAACACTACGACGAACAGCATTAGAGCCAGTCACAGCAAAAGTTCCATCATCAGTATAGGTGGCACCAAGAGCACCACTAGGGGTACCAGGAGCACCAGTACCACTGACACCATTGTTACCTGCAACTTGTGCGATGTTAGCCATTATTAGAACCTCCGAAGTTCGAGGAAGGAACCTTCTTGTACAGTAGTAGCACCAGCGGTGTTAGCTTCCTTAGCAAGGAGCAGACGCACCGTAGAATTAGTAGTAGCATTACCAAGGATAACACCTTGGATAACAGCCATACCTTGACCAGTGCCAGCAGTGGTCAGAGTATCCTCAGTGTTAGGAGTAGTAGTAACTGCATAGAAAGCAGTACCACCAGGCACAATAGCACTAAGGTGCTCAGAATAGAAGGCAGGAACCACAGCACCACCAGCGGCATCAACAGAAGAGATGGTGTACTGCAGATCATCACCTGCGTTATCCTGATCATAGAAGACAGTATAACGGAACACCACACGCTCACCCTTCAGTACATTGAAGGAGAAGCCAGACTCCACAGTGGGAGTCGTGGTGAGAGCACGATCAGCAGCAAGAACGCGGCTGGTCTCAAAGTAATCGGGTTGATAAACGGAACCCAACGAACCGTTAGAAATGATAGACATAGTTCAATCAAGTGGCATATGGGAGTTTACCATCAGCGTCAGCACTAGTCAGCACACACTTGGAGGTGTAAACACCACCAGATACTTGCCGACCATACTCAACAGGAGATGGAGGGTTAAAGGTTTCGGAGGTGACAACACCAACTCCACCAGACTCTTGCAGAATAACAGAGGTACCAGGACGAATAGACATTCAATCCTCCCCTATCAAACAGCTTGAAGTTCAATAGCAGCGGCAGGGTTCAGAGTGCCGCAACCCATAGCCAGACGACCCACGATAATATCACCTTGATACATGGTGCGAACATCGGAACCAGTCGTTTGTACTTGAGGACCAATGGCCTCAACCACACCAGCAGCATCCTTGTGATAGATCAGACCGCAGTGATTAGAGAAGTCACCGCTGTAGTCATTGTTCTCACCAGCCACAGCAGCCACGTTACCAGCCAGGAAGGGCAGGTTGTTGGAACGCTTGATAGGAAGACCAGCGATCTCATACAGACCTTCACCACTGGTCAGGTTACC